CAAAATCAACATCCCAACGCCGATTATGGCAGGAGTGCGAACCCCACTTCGTCAATATGCATCTTGTGTTCTCGTTGATGTTGATGACACCCTCGATAGCATCTTTAGCAGCGATATGGCTATTGGTAAATATGTCGCACAAAGGGCTGGCATCGGCATTAACGCTGGTAGAATCCGTGGTATTAACGCTAAAATCAGAGGCGGAGAGGTACAGCACACAGGCGTTGTCCCCTTCCTTAAGAAGTTTGAGGCAACTGTCCGATGCTGCACTCAAAACGGCATCAGAGGTGGTTCTGCTACAGTTCACTTTCCTATCTGGCACCAAGAAATAGAAGACATCTTAGTATTGAAAAATAATAAGGGAACTGAGGATAATCGTGTTCGTAAGTTAGACTACAGCATTCAAATTTCCAAACTGTTCTATGAGCGATTCATCAAGAACGAAGAAGTTTCACTCTTCTCGCCACACGCAGTTCCTGGTTTGTATGATGCTTTTGGAACTGATTCTTTTGACGAGTTATATGTACGTTACGAACGAGATGAGTCTGTTCCTAGAAAGACTATCGGGGCTCAAGAACTCTTTCTGGACCTCCTAAAGGAACGTGCAGAAACTGGTCGTCTTTATATTATGAATATTGACCACTGCAACTCCCACTCATCCTTTATGGATAAAGTTGAGATGAGTAACCTCTGCCAGGAAATCACTCTTCCAACTAAACCCATTCAACATATTGATGATCCTGATGGTGAAATTGCTCTTTGCATTCTTAGTGCTATTAATGTTGGGAAAATTAGGGATAATGAAGATCTTCAAGTTCTTTGTGATCTTGCTGTTAGGAGTCTTGATGAACTCATTGATTTTCAAGGATATCCCGTCAGAGCAGCAGAAATCGCCACCAGAGCACGTCGTTCTCTTGGAGTAGGTTATATTGGTTTGGCACACTATCTCGCTAAGCATGGGGAGAATTACGGTGACTCAAGAGCATGGGAATTAGTTCATGATTTGACTGAGGCATTCCAATATTATCTCATCCAGGCAACCGTAAATCTTGCAAAAGAAAAAGGTGCCTGTGAGTATTCTCACCGTACTAAGTATGGGCAGGGTATTCTTCCGATTGATACATACAAGAAGGATGTTGACGAAATCGTTCCGAATAACTTAAAATATGATTGGGATAGCCTTAGGGAACAGGTTAAGTTATATGGAGTGCGGAACTCAACATTGTCCGCACAAATGCCTTCAGAGAGCAGTTCCGTTGTGTCAAATGCCACAAATGGAATCGAACCACCTAGAGGATACCTGTCCATTAAAAAGTCGAAGAAAGGTCCTCTTAAGCAAATTGTTCCTCAGTATCAAACCCTTAAAAGCAATTATACGCTTCTTTGGGATATGCCTAACAATACTGGGTATATTAATATTGTTGCAGTTATGCAAAAATTCTTCGATCAAGCGATTTCTGGAAACTGGTCGTATAATCCACAGAATTATCCCGATAATGAAGTTCCTGTGTCAGTGATGGCACAAGATCTGTTAATGTGCTATAAAATGGGATGGAAAACAGCATACTATCAGAATACTTATGATATTAAGACTGATGAAGTAGAAGAAGAAAAACCTAATCTCCAATCACTTCTCCAAGAACTTTCTGGTGCTGAAGAAGATGATTGTGAAAGTTGTAAAATCTAACCTGAGTAAATATACCAGTGTGAGTTAATTTAGAGAGAAAAAAATTATGCAGTTTAATTTCAAAACAAACCTAGAGGAGAAGAATGTGGTCAATCAAATGACAGTTTTCAACTCTGAGGAAGTTGACACCAAAAAACAACCAATGTTTTTTGGACAACCTCTTGGGATTCAAAGGTATGATTCTTACAAGTATCCGATTTTTGATAAACTCACAACACAACAATTAGGTTATTTTTGGAGACCTGAAGAGGTTTCCCTACAAAAAGATAGGGGAGACTATCAGTCTCTCCGTCCTGAACAAAAGCATATTTTTACTTCAAATCTTAAATATCAAGTAATGCTTGATAGTGTTCAGGGTCGTGGACCCGGAATGGCATTCGCTCCATACTGTTCGCTTCCAGAATTAGAAGCATGTATGAAGGTCTGGGAATTCATGGAAATGATTCACTCTAGATCTTATACTTACATCATCAAAAATGTTTACTCAGATCCATCTGATGTTTTTGATACAATTTTAAAAGATGGTCGCATTTTAGAACGTGCCACTAGCGTTACTGAAGCTTATAATGATTTTATCAATAGTGCTCAACATTATGGAACTTCTGAACTTTGGAAATACGCCCAAGAATCAGTTCCTCACGCCCAGGCAGAAAGATATGAACTCAAACGCAAGTTGTTCAGAGCAGTTGCAAACGTTAATATTCTTGAAGGTATTCGCTTTTACGTCAGTTTCGCTTGCAGTTTTGCATTTGGCGAACTCAAACTTATGGAGGGAAGTGCAAAAATCATCTCACTAATTGCCAGAGATGAGAATCAGCACCTTGTCATCACTCAAAATATTCTTAACAAATGGAAAGAAGGTGATGACCCTGATATGAAAAGAATCTCCCAAGAAGAAGAGAAGTGGGTTTATAAGACCTTTGAGAACGCTGTAAATCAAGAAAAACTTTGGGCAGAGTATCTGTTCAAGGATGGATCTATGATTGGTCTAAACGACAAACTGTTACAGCAATATGTTGAATGGATTGCAAATCGTAGAATGAAGGCTATTGGTCTTCGTCCACTTTATGATATTCCTGCCAAGAATAATCCTCTCCCTTGGACTGAGCATTGGATTTCCTCTAAAGGTCTTCAGGTGGCGCCACAAGAAACGGAAGTTGAGTCCTATATTGTTGGAGGAATTAAGCAAGATGTTACCAAAAATACTTTCGCAGGATTCCAATTATGATGAATGGTGCGAACAGGAACTCCTGAACGCATATAAAGATGCTGCAGAATATGATGATTTCCTTTTTGGAGACCACGATTATTCTTATATTTGGTTAGATGATAAACCTACTGAGGGTCCTTGAGACCCTCTTTTTTTATAAATATTTTTAGGAATTCCTTTTTATGCAAAGATGTTAGCAAAAGATGTTAGAGCCTTAATAGAGGCTTACGGATCAATTTATTCAAATAGTGAATCTCAACAAGAATTAATCGATGAAGAAGTTAATAATATTATTGAAGAAGTCATAGAAGAACTTATAGATGAATGTTTAGAATTTGGTTATACTCTAGACGAAGCTGCAGAAGTAGTTGAAGAAGCTACAATTGAATATCTTACAGAACTCAATCCATATGCTCCTGCAGGATCTAAAGAATCAAGCGCATATAACAAAGCAACTACCGCTACAAAGCGCGGAGAGGCACGTAAGGCAGCAGTTAAAGCAGCAGTTGGGAAAGTTAAGCAAAAGGCAGCAGGCGCTGCTGTGAGTGCATATGCCGCCGGAAGAGAAGCAAAGGAAAAGATTGGTTCTGCTGCTAATGCCGCTAAAACAGGCGCTAGAAGGGCAGCAGGAGCGGTTTCTACCGCTGCTAGTAGTGCTAAAGAAAGAATCAAGGGAGGCATCAAAAAGGCACTAGGAGGAGGTCTTCGTGCCGTTGCAAACAGGGCAGGTAAAGCAGCATCGAGACTTGGTGAAGAAAGTGTTCTAGAGGCAAGAGCAGTCGGAAAAGCACGTTCTACCGATGAAAATCCAAAGGGTGCGGGTGCTCGTGTTAGTTCTGGTCGTGGAATGACGATGACTAAAGCTGGTGGACTTGGAAAAGGTAAAACCTTTAAAAATAATCCAGATGGTGATGATATGGTGAAATCTCAATATGATGCTCAAGCAAAAGCAGATCGTCGCGCTGCCACAAAAGAAAGAGCAGCGGATGGTGGAGATAGAGTTAGTAATTTAATTCGCTCAGTTCAAAAATCACATTATGAACCAGATAATATCTATGATCTTGTATTAGAATATTTGGTAAATAATGGACATGTAGAAACAATTGATGAAGCACATTACGTGATGGCGCAAATGGATGCTGATAGCATCAAATTTATTATTGAAATGGCAGATCCAAGTTTTCAACTTAAAAGATCCACTGGTGCAGGAGCACTAACCCCATCAGCTGCACAACAACTTGGATCAAAGGCAGTTGAACTTCAAAAAAAGAAAGCAGCGGGAGTTGATCTCCCCAACTTAAGACAATCACCAGGATCGATGGCAAAAGAAGTCTAAAATAATACTTGGGGGCTTGACAAGTCCCCTTTTTTATTGCTAGAATAGGTTTGTTCTCGTTGAAGATAAATAGTAGCTCATAAGATTATTTTATATGAGTTATGAGAACCCTTGGCAATACAATGGAGAGATTTTTGAGTCTCATCATATCCAAGATTATTTTGGTTTTGTATATCGTATATCTTGCAGTAAGAATGAGCGCAAATATGTGGGTAGAAAATACTTTTGGTCTTTTAGAACACCTCCGGGGAAAAAGAGGAGAGTAAAACAAGAATCTGATTGGAAAAAGTATTATGGTTCTTGTCCCGAGTTGAAGGATGATGTTAAAAAGTATGGCAAAGAGTTCTTCAGTAGAGAAATTATAAGCCTTCATAAGACTAAAGGTGGATGTAATTACGAAGAAACAAAACAACTTTTTCTAAATAATGTACTGGTAGAATCACTTGACACAGGTGAACCCGCATATTATAATTCCAACATACTTGGACGCTATATGCGAAAGGATTATTTTTATGGAAACCTTGGAAATGACTCTTCAGAAGTCCCATGATTGGGCAGTTGATAGGATTCACTATTTGTCGGAAAGGGATATTGATGATGCATATGCAATCCAGTCAGAATTTAATGAATGGTTAGATCCCAATAAAGAAAATCATGAGATTTTCTCACTCTCTTATATTACCGATTAAAAAATGAAATAAATATTTAATATGTTTTCTATAAAAAAGTGACTCTCAAAAAGCCATCAGATTTATTTACTAGAAGCAATTCTCTCATAACCGAAGATTTTTCCCCACTTTCATTAGAAGTTGGTAAGTCTGATGACATGTCTGTTGGCTTAACAGAAACTTTTGATCGTTTTAAAAATAATCTTGAAAAGATAGACGAACTAACGGAGCAAGTTCAATCTTTATCTGAAGAAATAAATTCTAAACTAACCAAAAAAGATTTAGAAAATGCGATGATATCGCACTTGATGGTTGTAAATGAAAATTTTAAATTAATACAAGGACAGGTTAAAGGTCTTAATAAAACAGATATAAGCAAGTTCAATAAAGGATTAAATGAAGTTGTACATATTGTTGATAATTTAGTTTCGGTTGAAATACCAAAGTACAATAAAAAACTTGCTGGATCTGAATTTGCCATTGAAAATAAATTTGCATCCTTCAAAGGGGATATAAGTGATAAAATTGATCAATATCACAATATCATCGATGAATTCAAAAAAACTATTGATGAATCCTATGAACTACGAAATCAAATTCAGGATGAATTGAGTAGTGTTAAAGATATTAAAGAAACAGTTGAAAAATATACGTACAGAATTGATGAATTTCAACATACAAATAATTCTCAACTAAGAAAAGTTGAAAACTTTATTCTTAAAAATCATAATCATATTGTTGAATTAAAGAAAGAAGTTTTTGGTGAAATTAGTAAACTTTCTCTTGAAGACATAAGCGGGAATATCGATAGAATTGAAAAAAAGATAAAACATATTGAGAACGTATATAACTCAATTAATGCTGAAAATTTAATTGGAGAATCTCTTCTAGCAGAACCATCTCAAACTGATAATGGAGATCCATTAACACCATTAGATCGTAAGTTTATTACACAGAAAGACTTACAAAGTCACTATCGTCTATTCATAAACCGAGTTCAGCAACAACTAGCGTCAATTGGTGGTGGTGGAGAAACTCAATTAAAGTATCTTGATGACATTGTCGGCATTGCTACAAATGCATCTGCCTATGATGGTAAGGTACTCAGTTACAATCATTCTCTTAAAAAATTTGAATTTATTACATATGAAAGTGGAAATGCGGTTATTACAATATCTGATACAATTCCTTTAGATCCTGCTCATGGGGATCTTTGGTATGATAGTACTATTGGAAGAACCTTCATATACTATGTTGATGACGATGGACCTCAATGGGTTGATGCCGCACCATCTGGTGGACTCACATATCCAGTATTTTGGTCTCAAACAAACGTAGGTATTCATACACTCTCAAATGTTGGAATAGGAACTACCCAATCAACATCAAAATTGACAGTTGATGGTAGTGCTTATATCACGGGCATCTCCACATTTAATACTGACTTAGTCGTTGATGGTGGTGTAACTGTTTCTGGTATTTCATCTTTTAATGATAGTGTAAATTGTCGTAATCTCATTATTGGTGATAATACTAAAGGTCTTGTCTTAACTTCTCCTAATGGAACAAAATTTAAATTAATTGTGGATAATAGTGGACAATTATCTACAGTTGCCTTCTAATAATTGAAATAAATAAAGTATAGAAATACCTGCAAATGGCAATAAATTTTCCAATTTCACCCACACTAAATCAAATATTCATCGTTGGTGAAACATCCTATCTTTGGAATGGAAAGCAGTGGGTTGGATTTTCTCTTGGAACGCAAGGTGTACAGGGTAGTCAATCTAATCAAGGCAGTCAGGGAACTCAGTCAGCGCAGGGAGTTCAGGGGGTACAGGGTTTAGATGGTCTTTTTGCTGGACAGGGTGCCCAAGGAGCTCAAGGTACTCAAGGAAATCAGGGAACTCAAGGTACTCAGGGTGATCAAGGAATACAGGGTACTCAAGGATTCCAGGGAACTCAAGGAGTTCAAGGTACTCAAGCAAATCAAGGTACTCAAGGGACACAGGGTACTCAAGGTTTCCAGGGTACTCAAGGCATTCAAGGTGTTCAAGGACCTTTAAGTAATAATCAGGGTACTCAAGGCATTCAAGGTGTTCAAGGAACTCAAGGAACTCAAGGTTTATCTGGTAAAGATGGTAACTTCGGTGGTGCCACCTTTGATTATACCTTCAGTGATGATATTTTAAATTCCGATCCAGGTGTAGGAAAATTAAAGTTTAATAATAGCAATGTTTCCTTATCTTCCGAACTTTACATTTCAGACATTGATGATAGTTCTACAAGTATCACTAATTTTTTAATTACAATTGACGATTCAACATCGTCAATTAAAGGACACTTTAGAATTTCAAATAAGTTTAATTCTGATGATTTTGCTTTATTTACCATTTCTTCAATTGTAAATAACATTCCATCAAATTATTTTACTGTATTTGCTTCTTTTGTTTCTGGTAGTTCTGTATCATTTTCTAATTTAGAAGATATTATTATTACCTTTGCTCGTACTGGAGATAAAGGTGATACTGGATCTCAAGGACTTCAAGGACTTCAGGGTGTTCAAGGACTAGGATCTCAAGGCACTCAAGGATTGCAGGGAACACAGGCAACTCAAGGTAATCAAGGAAATCAAGGTACTCAAGCAACTCAAGGTACTCAAGGTACTCAAGGATTCCAGGGAACTCAAGGATTTCAAGGTACTCAAGGATTCCAAGGTAATCAAGGTACTCAAGCAACTCAAGGTACTCAAGGTAATCAAGGTACTCAAGGATTCCAAGGTACTCAAGGATTCCAAGGTAATCAAGGTACTCAAGCAACTCAAGGTACTCAAGGTACTCAAGGATTCCAGGGAACTCAAGGATTCCAAGGTACTCAAGGATTTCAGGGAACTCAAGCAACTCAAGGTAATCAAGGTAATCAAGGCAGTCAAGCAACTCAAGGTACTCAAGGTACTCAGGGAACTCAGGGTACTCAAGGATTCCAAGGTACTCAAGGATTCCAAGGTACTCAAGGCAATCAAGGTAATCAAGGCAGTCAAGCAACTCAAGGTACTCAGGGAACTCAGGGTACTCAAGGATTCCAGGGAACTCAAGGATTCCAAGGTACTCAAGGATTTCAGGGAACTCAAGCAACTCAAGGTACTCAAGGTACTCAAGGATTTCAGGGAACTCAAGGATTTCAAGGTACTCAAGGTAATCAAGGACTTC